CCTCTGGCTAATAATCGCGAGTATCCGTCGATTATTAGAAGGGTTTGCCACTCATTCAACTCTCCTTTGTTTCACCCGCGCAACCTCTGTCACGCGGGCCGTGATTAACTGTTCCGACTAGGGCTCCCCTCGGAGGGTCACCGTACAGACGAGCCGAGCCTAAGCCCCTATTGGGCGGGCGCCAACTTAATGGTCTTACTGTCTGAACCCTGGCGTGCTGTACGTCCGCACGTTACCCCTCCTAGGCAGCTACCCAGTCCTCTGTTGAACAGAAGGGCGTGCGAGTATCCGTTATCATTCCCTCACGTTTCCGCGCCGGTGAGCCGCGTGAACAAGCGCCTCCCCCTTTCATTTGTCTGCCCGAAGGCGAGATGCCACACTCCTTGCATCTCCACTTTCCGCTCCCGACCCTCGTAATCAGCTGGCAGGAACCACTTCTTACGACGCTTAGGGGCCAGGAGCTCCCTTTCCTTCTCCCACAACCCTTTGGGCCTGTAACTCAGAGCGCTTTGGTATCGGCGGACCTTCTTCTTACTTAAAGAGTTGATGAAAACTCTCGAAGAAGGCCACTGATTTGTCTTGCGCCCTTTGTTAAAGAGAAGCTCATAAAGAGCTATTCTCTCCTCATACGTCGTCTCTTCGGAGACTTGTACGAGGCGGTCATCCAAGGGTACACTACGGGGCGGAGGTAGCTGACGATACCACCGTTGGGTCCGGATCTGCTTGTAAACATTGGGAATCCACGACGGCATCCCGAGATCCTCCATACGGACGTGGTATCTCTTACAGATACCGCTACGGCTAAAGGCGTCCATCCACTTAGGACCTGCTGTCATGCAGGCAGTGGCCAGATGACGTAGCCCGTCAACGGTATACACCTCGCCCCCCCCCCTCCGCAGGCTCTGGACCTCCTTCCAGTCTTTTCCTTTTCTTAAAAAAGTTGTCGAGTTGATCTCGGCAACTGCCTGGGAGACACAAGTCTTCTGGGCGTTAATCTTAAACCCAACGGGGTAACGGTTCAAGACGTCCCTGCTTGTGCTCGAAATCAGGCAATCGTCACCGTTCACCAAGATCGACGACTCGGACCCTCTTACTGCCCATTTAGCGGCGCAGTAGCTTGTCAAGCAGAGGAGTGGAAAAGAGAGGTAGGTGCCCATCATCTGCCCGAACGTCACCCTTGAACCGTTTACTGTTGGGTACAACGACTCGCAGGCGAGTTGTTTCACACGACCGGGGATCGATGTGGCGCGCGACAATATCACACCAAGCAGAGCTTCGGTGACATCCAAGCGCAGCCCATCGGTTGCTCCCACCAGGTCCACGGAGGTTTGCCATTCGTAACGGCAAACTCGCTTAATCCGTGAACCCTTAGGTGGTCCCTTAAGTAGCCATCCTGTCTTCGACAGTCTATCATATATGGCTTTATGAAGGGGGCCAAGGAGGTCGTACTCGACGGAAGGTATGCCCAAAGGGCGCACTTTCCCGGCACTAGGAACCTCCTTATAGCGGAGCTGGAATCTGCCTTTAACAGAAGAAGGCATTCGACCTCGTCTCGTGGCGACCTGGTACTCAGTCCTGTTACTGTTCCTCGACCACCAGCCAGAGCCCGTTGTAAGCGGCTCATTCCTTGCGGAGGCTGAAGGTACGAAACTTTCACAGAAACTGCTGTAGTTCCGGTCCCACCCGACGGGGAAGAAGCGTCGACACTGTCTTCTGCAGAATTCCCGGAAGTGGGGGGTGGCCTCAGGAGGCGTGGCTCGGCAGGCGTTGGCCTTCCACGCTGGGAATCCTGAAGGGGGGGGGTGTTTCTCGCAAGTGAGATTTGGGAGCGCGCGCTTAATAGACGATACTGACTGAGCGAAGAGCCATCTATCGTAGCGCCCCAACCTTACGAGGTGAGGGAAGGGGCCGTCCCAACCGAGCTGAGCTCGGGGGAACGGCAGGGGGAAAGGTTTCTCCCCAGGGGGAGAAAGGAGATGAAGGAGATACTTGCCAAGATCGGCGGGTCCTAGGTCCGGTAGCTCACCTTTAGCGAGGTGAAAGCGAATCCGAACGACCTTCAGGCCCGACCTTATGGTCTCCTTCGTACGACGCTCGTTGACCGAGCAAGTACACCGTACGTTGGTACGATGCTCGCCGGTCGAGCGTTGTACGGTTGGAGAGGGCACCGTCGCCGGTTTTATCCCTCCCGACCATCGTGCTGGTTCACGACAATGTACCATAACCGCAAAGTTTCGTCGTTAGACTTCGGAGCGGTATAGCACAGGTATTTTGCGCAGGTCGCAAAATAGCC